CGGCATCCTGGAGCGCCTGGAATTCCGCACCGACGTCATCAAGAAGTTCGACGGCTCAGAGCAGCGCATCGCCCTCCGCGGGGAAGGCTGCCAGTGGTTCTGGGAGTTCCGCTACAACGCGGGCGGCGCCACCATGCGGCTCCTGGAGAACGCTCTCTATGCCTGGGCTGGGCGCATCTGGGCGCTGCCCATCTTCCCGCAGGGCCAAGCGATCGCCACCGCCATCACGCAGGGCGCCACCGTCATCGCCTGTGACACGGCAGACCTCGACTTCCGCGTCGGTGGCCTCGCCATCCTCCACGACCTCAACCGCCCGGAGGTCTACGAGGCCTTCGAGGTGCTCGAGGTCGGCCCGTCCAGCGTGACCGCCAAGCGCGGCCTCCTCAATGCGTGGCCCGTCGGCACCTACCTGTACCCGGCACGCACCGCCCGGATGCTGCGCCCGACTCAGGCGCTCCGGTTCACCTCCGACCACCTCTACGGCTCCGCACAATTCCGCTGCGAGGAGCAACTGGTCCGCGAGCCCGCCACCGAAACCCTCTACCGTGGCTACCCGGTGCAGGCCGACAAGCCGGATTGGTCCGAAGACCCAAGCATCCAGTACGCCCGGAAACTGGTCGCCATCGACCTCGGCGTCGGCATCCCGGTCATCGACGACCAGAGTGGCCTCTCCGAGCCCGTCCATGCGTATCGCTGGACCTTCACCTCGAGGGCCGCAGCGGAAGCCTACCGCCGCTGGCTATTCGCCCGCCGTGGTCGCCAGAAGGCCCTGTGGCTCCCGACCTTCGCCAACGACGTCATCGTCAAAGCCACCGTCAACTTCGCCGCGTCGAGCATCGACGTCGAGGCCTGTGGGCTGGCCCTGTACGTCGACGCGGGCATCAATCGCCGCGACCTTCGCATCGTGACCTCGGACGGACAGGTCCGCTACCGCCGCGTCACTGCCGTGGCCACCGTGGACGCCACCACCGAGCGGCTCACGCTCGACAGCGCCCTCGGCACCACCTACGCCCCGTCCGACTTCGTGAGCCTCTCATGGATGTCGCTGGCCCGACTGGACGCCGATGCCATTGAAATTGCCCATTGGAGCGGCGAGGCTTCCTCCTCCCTGACCGCCTTGCGCTCGCCGAGGGCCTCCGCATGACCTTCGCCACCTACGAGACCAGCCTCCAGGACGGCAACCCCGTCGAGCTCTACGAGTTCACCGTCGGGGTGCAGACCTTCCGCTACACCTCCGCGCCGGAAGACATCGTCTACCAGACCAAGACCTACGAGACCGTGCAGCTCTCGCGCTCGGACATCGAAGACACGGGCGACATCCCCAAGAGCCAACTCACCCTCACGGCCCAGCGCGACTTCCCCATCGCCGACCTTTTCCGCGTGGCGCCGCCATCGGAAGTCGTCGCCGTCAACGTCTACCGGCTCCACCTCGCAGACGGGGATGCCGAGAGCAAACTCATCTGGACGGGGCGCGTCCTCAACTGCGAGTGGGACGCCCGCAGCACGTGCACGATGACATGCGAAAGCCTCTACACCGCGCTCCGTCGCCGTGGGCTGCGCCGCATGTACCAGCGCCAGTGCCCCCACACCCTCTACGGCGCCCTGTGCGGCGTCCCGGCGACCTCATTCCGCACGGTGCTGGCGGTCAACATCGTCAACGGCACCTCGCTCTCCGACCCCGACATCGACGTCCTGCCCGATGGATACCTCGCGGGCGGCTATCTGGAGTGGGAGAAAGCCCCCGGCCAGTACGAGCGGCGGGCCATCAAGACCCACGTGGGCGACACCATCACCATCACGCACCCCATCATCGGGCTCGCGGGCGGCAATGAGGTGTCCCTGTTCGCCGGGTGCGACCACAGCCTCACGACCTGCAACTCGAAATTCAGCAACGCCACCAACTACGGGGGGTTTCCCTTCGTGCCGAAGTCCAACCCCTTCGGCGGCACCAACGTCTTCTGAGGCATCGCCGTGGAATTCCTACTCTACCTGGTCGCCTCGGTCATCCTCTCGGCGGTCCTCGCGCCGAAGCCGCCCAAGCCCAAGGCCGCCACCCTCGACGACTTCGACCTCCCTACCGCGGAGGAGGGCCGCCCCATCCCCGTGGTGTTCGGCACCGTGCGCATCACGGGCAGCAACGTCCTCTGGTACGGCGACCTGCGCACCAAGTCAATCAAGAAGTCGGGCCTGACGGGCTCCACCACCGTCGGCTACGAGTACTACCTCGGCCTCCACTTCGGCCTGTGCCACGGCCCCGTGGACGCCTTCACCAAACTGGAGGCGGGCGACAAGGTCGCATGGTCGGGCAACGTCACGACCAACAGCACGGTCACCGTAGACGCCGCTCGCCTGTTCGGCGGGCGCAAGAAAGAGGGCGGGCTCCTGGGCGCCATCGACGTCGCCATGGGCGGCTCCGCTCAGACCCCCAACGCCTACCTCTCCTCCAAGATCGGCGGGCCGATGCCGGCCTTCCGGGGCATCCTGTCGATGACCTGGCGCGGCACCTCCACGGGCGGCGGCTACATCGGCACGAATGCCTACATGAAGCCGTGGGCCTTCACCGTGCGCCGCATCCTCCAGGGGTGGCACGGCGGCACCGCCTGGTACTCCGCCAAGGCCACCATCGGCACGGGCATGAACCCGGCCCACATCATCTACGAGGCCATCACCAACCCCGAGTGGGGCATGGGGCTGCCCACCACGGTCATCGACTCCACAAGCTTCACCGCCGTCGCCGACACCCTCCACGCGGAGGGCTTCGGGCTGTCGCTCCTGTGGAATCAGGAAGGCTCCGTCGAGGAGTTCGTGCAGTCGGTAGTCGACCATATCGCCGCTGCGCTGGCCTTCAACCGCACCACCGGCAAGTACGAGCTCGTCCTCCTGCGCGGCAACTACACGCCGGGGTCGCTGCCCGAGTACAGCCCCGCCAACGTGGTACAGGTCACCAACTACCAGCGCCAAGCGTGGGGCGAGACCGTCAACGAGCTCACCCTCACCTACACCGACGGCACCACCTTCAAGACCTCGGCGGTCACGGCTCACGACCTCGCCAACATCGCCAGCCAGGGCGCCCGGCTCACCCAGACCGTCAACATGCCGGGCATCACCTCGCCGACCATCGCGCAACAGGTCGCGGTGCGCGAGCTGACCGCCCGATGCACGCCGCTCGCCAAGGTCACCTTCGTCACCGACCGCAGCGCCTGGAGCGCCAAGCAGGGCGACGTCGTGCGATTCACGTGGCCCCAACTCGGCCTGTCGCAAGTGGTGTTGCGCGTGCTGGCCGTTCGCCAGGGGCGCCTGACCGACAACGCCATCGAGGTCGAGGCCATCGAGGACGTCTTCGGGCTCTCGCTCAACGTCTACACCTCGCAGCCCGCGCCTGGCGCCGACCCAGACCCGACCACCACCGAGGAACCCCCGGACGAGCCGGGTGCCTCCGTCATCAGTTCGACCACCACGGCCCCGCCGCCCTCTCCCGCCGACGGCGACCGCTACCTGGTGCCCACCGGGGCGACGGGCGCGTGGGCCGGTCACGCGGGCGAGGTCGCCATCTGGGACGCGGAGGAATCCGTGTGGGTGTTCGAGGTCCCGGCGTCTGGCACCATCGTCAACGTCGAAGACACGGGCGACCTGGTGCAAACTGTCCCGGGCGGCACCGCCAAGACCTTCACCGGAGGGGGCGGCTACCCGGCAGCCCTCGGCTACGCTGGAATCTGACCCATGCCAATCTTCACCGCCAAGCCGCTGGGCGACGGGCAACTGCCGACCACCAAGGGAACGCTCTACACCGTCCCGGCCAGCACCACCGCCTACGTCAAGCGGGTGGCGTTCTTCAACACCAACGCCACCGAGCAGACCATCCTGGTGTACCTCAACCTCTCCGGGGTGAGCCGCCTGTGGCGCCGCTACGTGCTGGCGCAGAATGAAAGCGCCGACCTTCTGGAACACGGTGACGCACTGCTGCTCGCGGCGGGCGACTTGCTCGAGGCCCAGACCACCACCGGCTCCGCCGTGGACTACATCGTCATGGGCATCGAGGAGGTGCCCGACTGATGGCCGAGCATAACTCCCGCGGCGACGACATCCAGACCGACGAGATAAAGACCTTCCAAGGCACGCAGGGCGTGAAGGTCACCCAGGTCGGCGGCGAGTCGCGCATCGCCTTCGCCATCGAACAGTTGCCGGAAATCACCGCCATTGACCCGGCCACCGATGAGGTCCTGTTCTGGGACGACTCCGAACAGGTCCACAAGCGCGTGCCCATTTCCGCGTTGCCGTCGAGCACGCTCTCATCGCCGCCCTTCGTGGCCGACGTCCAGTTCTATGGGGGCGGCTCCGGTGGCTCGTCGTCCGGTGGCTTCACGTGGAACAAGCCCGCCAACGCCAAGGTCGTCTACGTGCTGCTGTGCGGCGCGGGCGGCGGCGGTGGCAGCGGGCGCACCTCCGCATCGGGCTCCGCTGCCACGGGCGGCGCGGGCGGCGGGG